AAAATGGTGAGACACACCATAAAAACTGTAATAAGAAAATGAAAAAGTTTTTTGAAAACTTATCTGAAAAGATTAATGATGCGGCTTTTGAGGCGCAGCTTAATGATTTCGCTTGCGAGTTTGATGCTATTGACAAACCTGCCGAAATCGTGGTGTCTGTTAAGAGTAGAAAGGTTATCCATTCAGATGGAAATATTTCTTCTTATCCATATTATAATGTAGATAAGATTAATATCTATAATGAAGACGGAGAAGACGTTTCTTCAAAATATCCTTTGTTCTGCAAAAGAGTTAAGGATTGCGTGCCTTCTTACAAGGATATTGAGAATAGTCTAGAAGAGGCAAATATGAGCGATACCGAGCTTTATTTCGGCTCAGAGGCTAATTATTTGCATTACAAGTATGGTAACTAAATGGTTTGGATATGGAGTACGAAAATAAGTTTGTAGGTCTTTCATCTGTAACGAGTCACGACCTTGAAATATTAAGGTATGAACTAGAGTATGGATGGAAATTGGCTCTTATGCCAAATGATGTATGGTACAACTAATTACATTTAAGATTTCAAATTATGGCATATTATAAAGTTAGTGTAGATGTATCGGATTTATTCGATGATATGCTCGTCCAAGCACAGAAGAGTTTTCTTATTGACAAGTTTTGCTCTTTAGCAACAGACCAGCAGATAGAGGTAGTAAGCGAAATGCTGGAGAACCTTAATGGCGATCAGACAGCCAAAGTTATAGAAGACGCTTTCGATAACTTGCATAAGCAAGCTCAGGAGCACGTAATCAACTATGTGAAAGGGTAAGGCTATGATGTTTGGAAAAATGATAACTCGCAGATGTTTGCTTACCTTGGATGGGGGGGCAAAGATACAAGCCGTCCTCACTATGCCGAAGCCGACAAAGCCCATCTTTTTAAAGGAAATGGAACGTCAGTTTATTAAGAGTTTTAATGAATCGCAGCCAAATATGGTTCACAAGGTTGTTAAGTGTCACATAATGAGAAATTAAGCGTATGTATTTTGAATATAGAATAGTCAAGATTGAGAAAGGTTTGTTTCTTATTGAATATAGAAATACACCTAATGGAACTTGGCAAGAGGTTGAAAATAAGCAGTTCAAAACTAAGCCAAAGGCAGAAGCTTGGGCTAGAAAGAACTTAGAAATGGAGGTGTAGGTATGAGCAAATATAGCTTGGATATAACGTCAAAGGATAAGCCCTTTATAAACATAGAAGTTGAAGACGATAGAGTTCTTCTCGGTGCTTACGAAGGTGGGAAGATAGCAAGAAGATTGTTCTTTATCAACAAAGAACAGTTGGGACTTCTCATAGATGGTTTAAGGGCTGCAAACATCCTTATTCACAATGAGGTGGATTTAAGTCAGTTTATACATCAAGGAAAATAGTACGCCTTCGGGCATATAAAAGATATTAGTATGAAAATAAGTGATTTAGTTAAAAGCTTAGAGAAAATAAAGGCAAAACACGGAGACTTACCTATTGCTTTTGAGATAAGCGATGATGATTGTTGTCATATAGATACAATACACGTCACAAAGATATATGACGATGATGGAACAGTTTCAAACTCTGGATTCTTTAACGTTGAAAAATTAGGTGAGAATGTGGAGTATCTAAACATTAATAATATGTTAGGTTAACGTCTTCGGGCATAAATAGAAATAATATGAATGCTACAGAAACAAAGAGAATATTATTTGAGATTAGAAATAATCTTATTGACGATAAGCAGAAGCATGCTATTTGGATAGCAATCAAAGCTATTGATTATTGCGTAAGATTAAAGAAAAGATATTAACAGATAGTAATATGAAAGCAAGTGAATTGATAGGGCATTTGCAATCTTACATCAGCTTCGTAGGCAAAGATTGTGAAATGCTTGTATTTGACAAAGCAGAAGGTGTTTCTTGTGATATTAACGAGACTACCAGTGATGGCGATTACGTGTTTCTGCACATTTCATCTGATAAATACACAACGAAGACACCAGAGTAACTAACATCCTGCAAAGGATATAGATATGTAGTAATATGAATATAGACAAATTAGAAAGAGCAAATATCTTAGCCAAGAGTTTGATTCCTAAAGTAGATGAACTCTTAGCTATGTCTTCAAATTCATACAATGGTAAACTTGCTGATGCCCTTTGGGGGCTATCACAGTGTGATAAGGAATTTGAGACTAAATTCAAGCAGCTTCTGAATGAAACAAAACAGAGATTGCAAAAAGAGTTTGAAGAACTTTAGTAATTAACCATCCGCAAGGATATAAATATAAGTAATATGGAAGAAAGAATGTTTTTAGTAATAGTAAAAGGCGAAATTAATGAGTCTGAAATGTCATTGAGAAGAGCTATTAGTGAAGCTATTGAGTGTGATGCTGAAGAAAATGATGAGTCACCTCTTTATGGTTGTGATGTTTCTGTAAAGGAGGTCGAAGATTAACTAACCACCCTCTCCTGTAAAAGGGAGAGGGTAAAAAGAAAAGAATATGAGATTAAGTGATTTTAAGGCAGGTACTATCTTAGTAGATATGTGCGGCAAAGTATTTATCCATGATGGCTTTATTAATGCTGATGGATATGGTGTTATAATTGGTGAGGATTCTGATGGAATGATTCAGAAGTCCAATGGTATTGGTAACTGGATGAAGGAAGGGTTCTGTAGAGAAGCAACTTCACAAGAAATCAGTGATTTCTTTGCTAAGGTTCGTAAGACACAGAAGATTATCAATTACTAAGGAGGGTAAAAAAAAGAGAATATGGCTGATATGGAATTTGGAAAGTGTGATATTTGTGGCAAAGAGGCTGCTTTATCACGTACATATTTTAAATACAGAATAGGTAGTTGTGAGTGTTGTGGAAGCAGATTACGTGATGGCTCAAATGGACATTTTGAGGTTGTGCATCATTGCAATAAATGTGTTCCTCATTTACCTACTGTTATTCATCCTTTATTTAAGGCTTTAGATGGTAAAGTTTGTAGAGCAAATATTACTAACGTTTTACCATTTGAAATTGAAGGTAATTTCATTATCGAAGAACCAGTAATTGTGGAGGATAAGCAATGAGTAAAGTAAATGTCAAAGAGTCTATTTTGGAGATTATCAAAAAGAATAATCTAGAAATACTAAAAATAGACTTGTGTAATGATGAAGAATCTTTTACTAGATTCTATGGTAAGGAAAGAGACGAGTTTTGTAAAGTTTATACCACTCTAGAGGACTTAGACTTTGAGCTGGAATCCTTTTTCATACAGGAGGAGGTTCAAGGTACAGTATATTGTCAAGATAAAGATACTAAAGAACCTGTATGGATAGTATCTCGTGGAGATGAAGGCAGTTCTTGGTGGGAAGTTAATAGAGTTCCAGAGTTTTATAAAAATCAATTTAAAAAGTTAGAGGATGATACAAAAGCAGACATGGAAGGACGACATCAGGATTTTAATAACTGATGAAGAAAATCTTGGTTCTGTACAAATATCCATTCCATTATATGTTAGTGATATTTTCGGCAAAGCTGATGCTCTAATATATGCACTTTGGGTAGATGTTGCTCATAGAGGAAATGGTGTTGCACAACACCTATTGCAGCTAGCAGAGCAACAAGGTAAGTTGAATGGAGTGAAGACCATCGGACTAGAATTTGTTAAAGATGAATCTGATAGATTTGTTTTAGATTGGTATCTCCGCAGTGGTTATAAACCATTTGATAAGAAAAGTAATTTATTAATTAAAAAATTATAGTATTAGTTATGGCATGGGTAGCAGTAACAAAACAAGGAAGAGAATTTATCTCAATGTGTAAGCCAATAAGAGTGACGGATGAAGATAACTATTATGGTTGGAAAGATACATTTACTGAGATTTCTCTTTATAGTGGCAGCATCAAGAAACTCATCGGAAGAGAATTAACTTGGAACGATGAGCCAGTAAAATTGAAATAAAAAAGGAGGTGTCTCCAGTGAGCACCTCCCCGAAAGAGTTAAAACGTAAGCTTACGATTTACTTGTTGATAAAGAAGTGGAATGGTTTACCATGAGCGTACTCAATAGTACCATCCTTTCTGCGGCGAGACCAACAGAAAACTTCAGTACCACTCTCTTTCTTTTGCAAATTAGAAAACATATGAGGCAACAACCTCCTTTCTGGCATTATACCCAAAAGCGGAATTGCTTTGAGCACCTTGCATGGAGCCACCATACAAAGAAAAACCCCAGCACTGGACTGGGGAAAATGTCTTTCGAGCGGAGAGCTAGGAGACTTTTATTGTTGGCAATTTCGCCAGGAGGCTGTTTACCTCGTTTCTAATTTGCGCTGCAAAGGTAGTGATTATTTTGATAACAATAACAACAACAAAGTTAATAAAGTAAAAACAATAGTCTATTTAGACTTTATATAAACATATAAATATGAAAATAGAAAATATCAAGTTTAAGGCAAAGCGTCAAAGTGATGGTAAGTGGGTAGAAGGTTACTTCTATGCTGAATGTGGTAACACTTACATCATCGAGGATAGGCAGAGTGAATCAATGCTTAATAGAAACGAGGCACATCAGGTTGACCCTTCTACAGTCTGCCAGTTCTCAGGACTGAAAGATAAGAATGGAAAGGAAATTTGGGAAGGTGATTATCTCACTCCAATAAATGATTCAGAAGCGATGAAAGTCATATTCAAAGAAGGCTCATTTGGCTTTGATACTAGTTATTATGGAATGCGTTTTCACCCTCTTGCACAATATGATATTAGAGAAGGTAATAAATTAGTTGAACTAATACTTATAAATAGAAAGGAATGTGAGAAATGAAGCATGAGTATATGAAGAATAAGATTTTAAACTTAATCAAGTCAGCCGTTCGATTCGTCTTGTGCTTGCTCGTAGGTGCGTTGGTTTTTGAAGGTGTTTGCTCATTGGCTAATAGAAAAGAACCTGCAAAGGAATTTAGTACAACAGTATTTACTAAGAATGGGCATGACTATCTGCTTGTGGACACGAAACACGGAGTTTGTGTTATTCACGCCGAGAGCTGCCCTTGTCATAAAAACAAGTAACTATGAAGAAAGAAACATTTGACTTCTCGGAGGCTTTAAAGCGTATGAGAAAAGGGAATATCGTCAAAAGAGAAAATGGACTTTATCCGTTTGGTATTGACGAGGAAGGGATATTCTACCATTACGGTCATCATATCTTCAAGGTAGAAAGAATGTCCTCTGAGGATATTCTCGCAAATGATTGGGAGGAGCTGGAAGGATGAAGATTAGATTAGCAAAGAAGATAATGAAGTACAAGTCTATAGTTGATGAGTACAATAATGGCGATGGCTCAGTGTGCGATGGTATGAAAGAATCATATTGGTTAAAGCGAATGTTCGACCATATCAATGGAGTGTATGATGAAACATTTGACACTCTTGCTCATATTCCTTTCAAAGACCACCGCATCACCAAGGCGATAAGTTTAACTTAAATGAAGTAGCGTATGTATAGATATTTAAATTTTACTATTAGCGAGAAGGATTTTGATGAAATCAAGCAAGGAAAGGTAAAAAATGTACGTTTACCTTGTATCCCACGTTGGTGTCATACTCTTATTGATGGTGCAAAGATAGAAGGTGAACCAAATCAAATAAAAGTCAATATGATTAATGGTGAATCTCGTATTCAGTATGGGCGTTCAATATACC